GGTCCGCCAACTTAATTAAATTATTTTTTACGTCGGCGCTAATTTTACAATTGCCACAATTACATTTAAATTCGTTTATTTTAAAATTTTTAGTCATATTTTTTAATTTTCGTTAATACAACCCTCTAATTCTTTAACCTTTAATTTTAAATTATCTAAATCAACCATTGTTTTTTCCTGGTATTTTTCAATATAAATCAAACGTAAATTTTGTTCGGCGTCGTCCGGCAATGCGCCCATTTCGCCACGTGGCCATTTAATACGAAATTCTGAATTCATTTCTAATTCGGTAGACATTCGCATTAAATTAATATTCATTTGCTGAATTTTAGCTATTAAAGTGAAATAAACGCCGGCAATTGATAAAATACCAAAACAAATTGCAACAATTGTTTTTATATTAATTTTAAATTGTGTGTTTTCATCAATTTTTGTCATTGTCTTTATTCTTATTCAAATAATACCAACGTTGCGCGGTGTAACCTATTGAAACCGCTAAAAGTAATATTTTTAAAACTTCGTCAATTGCAGTAAACGAAACCAAAAACGAAAACGTGTTTAATATATATAATTTCAAATCATTCATTTTTTAAAAACTTAAAACGGTTATAACAAAGTCTTCAACAATAGCCGTTGCGCCGCTTTTATCAACTTTAATTTGAATTTTGCAGCCGCTTGTTAATTCGCTTGTTCGTGTGAATATTTGCGTTGTTCTTGAATATCGAACTTGATCGCCATTGTTAGCAATATTATCGTGTGAAAACTCAATTGATTTGCCGGTGTCCGGAAAATATAAACGTGCGTCCAAACGCGTATTTGCAGCGCCGGCCGTTACGTCAAAATCATTTCTAATTAATAAAACTTTATTTGCGCCAACCTTTGACGTGTCAATTTTGTTTGCTGCTGAATCCCACAAATCGCCGCTAATATATGACGGCAAATTTGAAATTGTTCCGGTTCCGGCTTTGTCGTTTGTTAAATCCGTCCAGGTGTCCGCTGAAATATTTATTGGCGTTGTTGCCGTTGTTGCGTCTTCATAAAACGCAAAACCGCCCAACGTGTCGTAAATGTCGTTTACGGACGTTTTTATTTCGTTTAAATCGGCGGCGGTCACTTTATTGACGGCCGGCAATGCTGATGTTTGATTGTCTGTTTTATTTGAATAGGTTATTTTTGCCATTGGTTATTTTTTTTAAGATTGTAGTTCGTTTTGCAATTCGCTTTGTAAACCGCCCACCGCGTCGATTTGTTCAATTTTATTTGACAATTCAATAATGGCGCGATAATATGTAAAGTCTTTCAAATCGTCTTCTAAATATTTGACGCCCTCGTTTACACTTGTATAAACATTAAAACCATTTGCGGTCAAATCAATATAATTTGCTGAACGTGTGCGCAATTGTTCTAAACATTGTGAAACCATTAAATTGCAATCTAATTCGCCGCCGTCGTCACTTGCAAAACGTGTCACGCATTCAATTCGTGTGATTGTTTCTATATTAAACGAACTTTGGTTTTGGTCCGTTTCGTCATTTGAAACTGAATAAACGCGGACAAATGGATATGTTGCATTTGTTGGAACGCGTCCATAAATCGGAACGTTCGATCCGTCAATTGTAACGTTGCCGTTTAATTTTGCAATGATTGCCTTGCGTACAAAGTGAATAGCTTCTAACATTATTTAATTGCTTTTTGTATTTCGCCATTTAGACGATTTAATAAATTTTTAAATCCTATACGCGCCGAACTAAAAAAGAACGGACGCGCCGGCAAATTAACCTCTCGAATGCCTTTGCCTTTAAATTGTGCCGCATAACTTTCCGGAATGCCTAATTCCGTCATATCGGTTAAATCAACAGAACCACCGGTTCCAAATTCAACATAAGGCGCGTAATTTGCAGTCGCTACAACATTGACGGATTTTCCACTTTTTTGTGTGCTTATTGAATTTCTTAATGTTCCGGTTGGCGCCGGAACTTCACGTTTTGCCAAACGTACTATTTCTAAACCGGTTTTTCCCAACTCATTAGACAATGTTTTGGATTCGAACACACGCATTTTGTCTAACTTATTTTTAAGTTTCAACAAATCGTTTTGGTTTATTTTAATGTTTACGTTCATTTATTCCGATTTTGTCGCCAATAGTTTTGTGTAAAAATCCAAATCAAATTCGAATTTGTTGTTAATTCTAAATTTTTGCGTTTCGTTTTCCAACGTGAAAATGTCGCCTAACTGAATTAAATCCGCCGTATTTTTACGCATTGTTATTTCAACCTGGACGTCTTGTTCGCGTTTGCCAAATTTGTCGTTTATTTCGCCTTTAATTTCTGTTAAATGGCACCAAACCGTTGCAACGTCCGACAATGTCGAATTAAAACCCCCAAATTCGTCGGCGGTTTTTGTTAAACGTTTGATTGTTATTTTAGAATTTAATTTTCCGGCGTTCATTATATAAACATTGATTTATAAGACGTTAAAATTTGTTTTGTTGTTGTTGGTATTTCTGAAATCGAACCGGTAACAAAATCGCTTCTATTGTCGTAATACGTTGATATTAATTGCAACATCGCTTGTTTAATCAACGCGTCATCAATTCCGGTTGTTATATATGTTATTTTTACACGTTCGGCCGGTCCTTGATCTAATTCAATGGTTTCATTGTCCAAACCTAAAATTTCATAATCGGTTGTTGCGGTGCCGTCAATGGTTATTTCCTCAACGCTTGCAATTGGACCAAATGGCAAATCAAAAATTCCGTTGGTTGCGTCTAAATAATACGTTCGATTTTTCGGCACAATGTCGCGCGAAATATAGTTTTCGCACCAAATGCGCGCTTGCGTTATCATTGCGGAAATAATATTGTCGTCTGCTGACGTGTCAATTCGAACGTAATCTTTGACATTTTGACCGGTTAATAATTCATTGCCGGTTGTTGAATTAATCTTTATTTGTCGCATCGTCTTTTATTTCTATATATTCAACCTTTAATTCTTTGGTTTCGAATTTTTCTTTGTTTTGCTTTTTGCTAACTTTTGACGCAAAACCTTTGGCAATCCAATTTTGTGCGACGTTGTCCGGCAAATCGATTTTGTCGCCTTCATTGTAACGTTTACCACCCCTTAAAATTGATTGTTTGATTTTTAATTGCATAACCTTAATTTTTTTGTAAAGATAAAAAAAAAGCGCCACTTTAATTTGTGACGCCTTTTCAGAAGAATAGAAAACAATAATGAAAACTTACATTGCCGCAAAGTTATTAAAATATTTTGAATATTTTTCTAAACCCAATGTAAATGATTTAATTTTGCCGTCGTTTTTGAAAATAAAAAACCCCTGGCGTTCTGCTGAATAAACCGCAAAAAAATCCACGTCCTTTTTTTCATATTTATTTTGATTTCGACAAACCAATTGAATGCGGTTGCGCGTTCGATTATTTTCGTTAATGCCTTTTATTTGTACTTTAAATAAACCATTTGGCGAATCAACAATGCAGTCATAAGGCGACGAATGCAGCAAAGGAAAACAAACTAACAAACCATTTTCCATTGCTTTTGCAGCGAAAAGATATTCAGTATAGCACCCAAAAACGTTTGCGTTCATAACGTAAAGTTATAAAAAAAAGCCAACCAAATTAATGATTGACTTTTTAACACAAACCAATAAAATTAAATTATGAAATTTAATTGTCGTTAGCCAATGCGACGCATAAAGATAAAATTAATAAAAATATCGCCGTTGGCAATTCGTTGTAAACCATTATTTGACGCAGCGCAAACCCCCCAAATAATAATGTTAAAAAAAACTTAATAAATTTTTGTTTCATAATGTTACATTTGATCCGCTTCAAAGCACGCGTTTGAACAAATTCCGGCGTCCTCAAACATTGGAACGCCACAAACCGCGCATTCAAATTCCGGTTCGTCGCCTGGTATATAATCTAATCCCCACATAATTAAAAATTTTTGATGTCTATTTTATTTGTTAAATGATATATTTCGCGTTCTAAATAGTCGAGCGCCTTTTCTAAATCTTGAATTTCGTTTTCTTTTTTTCCGGCGCGAACAACGTATTTTAAAACGTTGCCACGATTAAAGTTTAATTCATATGACGCAATGACGTCAATTAAATCGTGTTTTAAGCCATTATCGTAATGATTTGGTATATTGCTCATCTTTTTATGTTTAAGTAGCTTAAAACGCTTGAAATCCACGTTTCAATTGTATTGTCGTCATTATGCTTTCGCATTTCGTCTTGTGTGTACACGTTGACGCGGTTGCCGTCGTGAATGATTGTTAATCCGGTTTTTGTTTTCATTGTTCTAAAATTATGGCGCGCCGAAACGCGCCGGTTAATGTTTTTTTTATTTAATTAACTTTAAATAATCTTCAACCCCTAATCTAAACGTTTTACCCCCTTTAATATCTTCACAATAAAATCTTATATCTGAAACGTTATCTCCGTTATAAGTCCATTGTTCCCAAACATAAAGGCCGTTTCTTGTTTCTATTGGTTTTTGCATTGTTACGTTGTTTTCGTCTTGTTGGTTAAATCTTTCTAAAGCATTCATAATGTTTAATTTTAATGGTTTTGTTTGATACAAAGATAATACTTTATTTGACTTTTAAAAGAATTTTTTCAGTTTTTTTTAAAGTTTTTTTTGTTTTTTTTTGCGTTCTTATCTGTTGGGCGCCTAAA